GGGGGGGTCTAATTTTTTTACCCCCCTCCCCCCTATCAAACCCTCCCAACTCCTAAACTTTTTTTCATTTTTCTCTTACGAATCGATTTTGTTTTTGTCTCAACTTTCTTTGTTTGTTGATCTCCTTGATTGAGACTCATGCTAGAGAGCTCATCGATCACAACCAATCGCACTCGATGCCCTGCGAGGGGATGGGTGGTGGTACGTGTACCTTTCCTACTCATGTTGTCACAACCTCATAGTCAGATCTTTGAACTTTTTTCCACATTCCTGACACGTTCTCCGTCACGATCTCCTCTATCGCATCCTGTATAGCTATTGCCTGGTCAGTAGGTGAGAGATCGTGTGAATCCTTTACTATCCTATCCAGGAAGGCGGGAGTGTTGTAACCTAGTTGTTCGTCATACGCCATCCACTCTCTGAACTGTGTGAATGGGCTGAACGGATTGTCTACTGTTGTGAGCATGTACTCCACTGCTTGCTCAGCCATCGTTCACCTCACTCATTCCAGTCCTACCTTGAGCGTGGTAAGGCCGACACCCAACTGATCTGCGATGTCCTGTAGTGTAAACCCTGAAGCCTGCATAGAAGCAGCACGTGCCTTCATGTTGGGAGTCATCAGTTTCTGCTCCTTTGGCAAAGCGTGCTTCTTCACTGATTCAGGATCAGCAAAGCGAAGTACATCGTTTAGCTTGGTGGGGGATAGGGCGCCTGCTTGAATAGCTTCCCATTCCTTGTCTGAGATAGTAATCTGATGTCTCTTAGCTCCAGTCCTTGCACGATACGTATTCAAAGCGTTGGTCTTGATCTTCTTGACGTCTTCTTCAAGAAGAGCGGGATTAGCCTGGCGCTTCTGAGTAACCTCTGCGTTTGCTAGGAGCTGGGCTTGTCTTTCGAGGGGGGCGTTTCTTTTAGCCACGTGGATCTGCGAAGTCAACGATTCAACCTCGGGGGCGTAAACTTTGGCCGCAGAATTAGACTTCTTCAAAGTCGGCGTATGCACAGCTTCTTTCCTAGCCGTGTTAGCCATAGCTTTGAGCTTGTTAGAATGAGTCGCATAGATGACTTCCATCTGAGTGCGAGGTTTCCCAACAAGAGTAAACGCATCCTTAGTTTCCGCAAGCTTCACAGACCTTACTTTAACGTTCTTATACTGGCCTGTGGGAACCTTAATCGTACGACCCGTAGTGGGATCTTTCTTAGGTTCCATCTTCCCTGTTTTCGGATTGCGTTCCTTAACCACTTTGTAGATTTGCCTTTGTTTCCCCGTAGGAGTAAAGACTCTCTCTCCTGTTTGAGGATCAATAGGCCCACCGTGTTGAGGTCGTCTAGGTTCGCGTTGATCTACACGAATTTCTGCACCAGCACGACTAATCAGAGTTTGAGCTCCACCACGTTTTCCACCTTGATACTTCTCTTTTAGATCTAGAATGCCGTGATCTTTCTCTGACTGCACGTAATTGAGCTGATGCTTTTCCGAATCGATGACAACCATGGAATGCTTAACGGCACGAGCAACTTCCTCAGGAGGCGCTCCATGGAGACTCATGTCGGTGATAAGATTCGAAACCTTACCCATCTCCTTCTGTTTCTGAGCATCCGTGATACGAGGAATGCCAGAATCTTTATCGATCTTGTACTTCTGAGGATCGAATCCCTCAAGATCTTTCAGAGCGTTGGTGCTTTTGATCGAGCCGCTGTTATTGGGAATGACGAGAACGGTGTCCCCATCAAAGTCGGCGCCCGAGAGACGTTGCGCTACAGTGTGATGGATTGCAACCGCATCGTGTCTGGGAGAGTCCTTACCTGTACCCAGAACTTTACGTGCTTCACGATTCCGATTGTTCACTATCAACTGAGGAATCTCGAAAGTTCCACCATGAGGATAGCGAATTAGAGCAACACGTTCTCCATCTTTCATGGTAGGAGCGTAGATCTCGCTAGGCTTAACAGAGGCGATAGGAATCAGAACTTTTGTAGCCTGACGAGGAATATTAGCTGCGTGCATATGCACCGCAGATGAGTCAGCTGAATCCGCGAACTTGATGAGAAGTTCTCTTCTAACCGTAGTATTGGTGAGAGAACGAATCTCATTCAATTCTCTCATGTGACGTTCAAACGTGACATTGAGCTGTTGCGTTGCGAGTTCGGGACTTTGCTTTGACAACACCTGAGATGCGAGATTCCTCGACCACGTATCCCAGTGACCTTCTTCTCCTGACCCTTCTTTCGTCGGACTACCTACCAAGTTGACGGCAGAATTGACCTTACCTTTGGCGTTATGAGTTTGACGAACAATAGATCCAAACGGGAGATCAGGATCGTCTTCTAGAGGCTTAAGCGCATCTTTCTTCTTTCCCGTATTCTTCTTGTTGGTGTTGAAAACGATGTCAACGCCCTCAGGAAGATCATCCTTGTAATGCGCCATACCTTTCAGATAGTGAGTACCATCAACCATGATTCGAACTTGACCGTAACGTTTCGATCCGATAGCCAAATCAGAAACTCCAGGTCGAATCCAAATCATACCGTCAGCTTTTCCCCCACCATCCTCAGCATAGTTAACTTTGATTCGCTTCGAACTGATCGAGATCGGCCTCTGAGGAGCAATGAAACTACGACCATTGTCCTCAGAGAAATCCATGATCTGCTTGATCTGAGCACGATTTGTATTGACTTCTTTAAGAGTTGTGCCAGGACGAGCCAACACTTTCATAGCTGTGAAACGATACGGACCTGTCTCGATGTGAATAGTGTGAAGCTCATAACCTTCGCTTCTCAACATTGCTACCGCAGTTTTAAGACGACTATCAGTGATTCCGAGCTGGTACTCAACGCCTTTTCCGACATCGACGTATTTCTTCTCATCTACATGAGCCTTGATCATGTCAGCTGTCGTTTGAAGAGCGCTTTTCTCGTCCTTTTCAAATCGAGAAAGAAGAGAACGAACAGAAGATTCGTTAGGAAGTCCCATCTGCTCTGCGATCTTCTGATTGGAATAACCCTTCTCTCTCAGAGTAAATGCTTGAAGCTGCTTCTCGTGACGTTGTTGATCTATTGCCTTCGTCTTCTCAGCACGAAGTTCAGTAGTGGTCATATCCCAACCCTTAGCGATCTGAGTTTCGGTCATACCCTGAGCCTTGAGATCTTTTAGGGTTTGGAGAAGAGATCTGTTTCTTGCACTTTCGGATTCGTCACCACCTGATCCCCATGGGTATCGCCCAGAACGACGAAGGACGCCGTAATGCACAAGATGATCTTCTTCACTGATGATCACGTTTCCTCCTCCATTCGTCGATGGGTAATGAGTCTATCGAACTCTTGGATCCTGTTCATGATGAACAGAATGTCTTCGGGATCGGGGGTATACACCGTCACCTCATTATCTTGATAGATGCGCAGCTCAATTCTAATCTGGAGTGGATCTTTCTCGTACTCTAGACAGAAGAGCGCAGCATAAACTTCGAGTTGGTGAACAGATCCTGGGTACACACCAGTTTTCAAATCATGGATCCGAAGAGTGTTGTAACGAAAGGAAATCGTGTCAGCAGTGCCAAAACAGTTTTCTGAGTAGTAGAGAACTTGCTCACATTGCATTCTACCTTCAATGGCGTCGTTGATGTAAAGCCCAATGGTTCCTACTAGATGGGAAAGACGACGCGCTTCAATTTCTCTGTGAGCATACTCATGTTGCAGAGTGCCGTATGCTGCGGCTTGAGCTGCAGTCCAACGTTCAAGGAGTCGATCTGGGGTGTAGTGAATCCAGTGATACTGACTAGGACTGAGGAATGCGTGATCGCCCTGAACTTTCAAGTGTCTGTTGAAGCGCATTCAAAACTTCCTCTTCGTTCTCTGGATAGATGAAAGAAGCGAACGACATTTCGTGAAACCTATGGATGTAGTACTCTTGATTCGGTTGTTCTGGCGCATCAGCATGCGCTTTAACTTCAAGAAACGCCCACCTGTTGTTCCAGAGAATCAACAGATCAGGAGTACCTTGTCTAATCGCGTCCATCTTGAAGATGACACAACCAGGAAAACGACTTTCAATACGACGAATAAGACCGGCCTGATATTGAGACTCTCGCATCATCCGACCCATCGAAGTTCGGATTTTGCACTAGTGATTCCTGCGTTGTTCGTGCCATTACTCTTCATTGCCCATATTAGAGTAATGTAGTCGGCTACTACAAATCCGGCCGGCAAATCAAGCCATTCGGATATACACAATTTAGCAACGATTCCTGTTGCTGTTTGTTCGGAAAGAGGAACTTCAACCGCAGCTGCTAGCGCACCACCGATATTCATTCCTTTGTACGCTTGACGAACAGTCGCAACCACACCAGCGGTATCAGCACCAACAATACCCGACCAACGAAGTTGTGGAGTCAATCCCGCTACAGATCGATCCCGCCATTTATGAAACATCGCAATAGCGATCGCGTTATTGATCTGATCACTATAAATAAAAGTAGAAGAAGTTGTTCGCCAAGGATTTGATGCTGTACCTGGAGTAGTTGTAGTTCCTCCGATATGACTCGATGGCTCTGGTTGAGATACCCATTTTGCCAAAGACGCGTTATAAACAACAAGTATATCATCAGTTCCTCCAGCAGGACGAATCGTTGCACGCAATCCATCCGATGGAGTACCAACAGCTGTATTAAGAGCTGCCACAGTTGCTGCGATAATAGCGGCACTACCCATAGGTCCTGGAGGTCCCTGAGGGCCAACAAGAGAGTCTTTTGTAAGACGAAGACTATGAGGCCAAAGCTTTCCAGCACCACCTACATCAGCTTGAAATGATATAGAACCTGCAGCCATGAACGCGCGGGCTGAATAAACGTGAGATCCTGAAGTAGGAGTGTCATAAAATACAAACTCAAGAGGATTTGGTGAATTCTGTGCTGCCTGCGTAAGCTTGATCTGCCCGATAGGAGTTGAATCTCGATAGATAACAATTGTTTGCCCTGAAGGCGTTGAAGTAACAGTCCACGAAGAAATATACAACTCGATCTTAATCTTGGTAACTCCATCAAGAGTAACAGGATTACTTGTAATAATCGCAGTAGCGGTAGCTTCAGTTGTTACTGAGATAGGACCAATAACCGCTGTTGACACTAGAACATGGTCTAGCTCTGAAGGAGATCCACTGGCCGTCGGAGTTGTCCAACCTACTGCATAATCGACTCCGCTTGTTTTCGCGAGAACTTGTCCATTACTACCACCCGAAGGAAGACCTGAAACTTGTACCCACGATTGCCAAGCTCCACCATCACAACGTCGCATCCATACTTTGTCCGAATTAAGTTCATACAATACTTGACGAACATATGATGAACCAAGATGCGACAATGAGACGATACCAACAAAATAAATTCCGGCACTTGGCGAATTAGTTGCACCAGGAGCTGATCCAAACCATCCATCGGTTATTGCCGCGTTCCAATCGGTAATTGTCTGTGTTCCGCTCGGAAGTCGAATCCAAGCCGTCCACGTACCACCATAACAACCACGTGTCCAAGAGGCAACAGAAGTTCCATTATAGACATCGTGTGCAAACTGACGAACGTAACCCGTATTGCCCCCAATATTTTGAACCTCTAGAAGATAATATGCAGCATTACCTGGAGCATGAAGAGAACCGGGTGAACTGTAATACCAACCGCCATCAACTGCCAAATTGAAATCATTACTAGGAATAGCCGCTCCACCAACAGTAAGGCGATCAGGAAGCGTATAACTTGGACCAGCAGGACCTTGTGGGCCGGCACTTCCTTGAGGTCCTTGTGGACCCATGGATCCTGGTGGTCCTTGTGGGCCATCTTCTCCCGGAGGACCGATATTCCCTGCCATGACGATGATGACATCTGGTGTAGGTTCGATAGTGACGACTTCTTCACCCGAATCCACGACTAGTTTGATCTTGTCGACATCCAAAGACACATGGACATCTTCATCTAGTGGCATGAACAGCCCTCCTTTCTACCATGAGATGATCACCACAAGTCCAGCGCCACCGGCGCCTCCGGCGCCACCTTTACCTGTTCCAACACCAGGACCTCCGCCTCCACCGCCGCCTCCGGGAAATCCTCCATCTCCACCCTTACCCCCAGCAGTGCCTGATGTAGTAGAGGCTCCACCTCCGCCTCCACCTTCTCCACCTTTGAAGGAATTTCCATCAGCACCTTTACCTCCATTTTCAGGAGGTTGAAGAGAACTAGACCCATAACTTCCACCAAGACCTTGAGGTTGTACTGTTCCGACTTGGCCACCACCTGTTGCATCTAGAGCGGCATTAGAGGCGTTAACGTATCCTCCACAACCACCACCGGCACCAGCCGAACCACTTCCGCCTCCACCGTTATTACCGGAAACGGTCCATTCGCCAGCTCCGCCTCCCCCTCCTTGCTCAGAAAATCCTGCCATGTTACCGGCAGCAGTACGATAATTACCTCCTCCTGCCCCCTGACCGCCTATTCCGTTTGTCTCAGCTGCTTGATTAGCTGCACCCAGTCCACCGTTTTGATTTGTGGCGCTTGCTCCTCCACCTCGAATTCCGCCGCCTCCTCCGCCTCCAGAACCAGTTGATCCTCCGACTCCGCCGGCACCACCGCCTCCACCACCAGCTAGAATAATCATTCTATTTGTTGCCGGCATAGGTAGTAGAATCCACGACG